TCAGATACGGAGGAGTAATGATTATCCCAAACTGGCAGCATCATTCCAGTAAGGAACAGAAACCCACTCTCAAACCTCAGGCAATGAGGGATCGCAGAGAGGCACTCAAAGCATTTAAGAAGAAGCATAAGAACCGCCCTGATAAGGCGGTTTCGTCGTATTATGAGACCATAAGATTGATAAATACCTAAAAAGTATTTTTATACCGATGGACAGCTTTTACGAAGAGATGTATGAATACCTCATCTCAGAAGGTATTGAAGATGAGGAAGCAACAGAAGTTGTAAACTATCTCTTCGAAGATAATATTCATGAGTATGGATTGATTACCGAAAACAAAGGTAGAGCATTTCTGAATATGCTCAAAGCAGTTGGATATATGTCAGGTGTTCTTAAAACACCTACCGCTAAGAAAGCAGTAAAAGCAACTGTAAACAAAATTACTTCTGGTAATCTTAGACAAGGTAAACTCCTTACCAAAACAGGTAAAGCACAAGACTTTACCAAAGGAAAGATGCCTTTTACAGGAACTGATCCTGTCCCCGCTGCAAGTTCTAAACTTCCACAACCAGCAGTACCTGCTTCACAAGCACCTGGTCAGATGAGAATTCCTGGAATGTCTGATAGAGCACAGGATTTGAGAAACGTGACAAGAAATCCTAATTTGGGACTGCCAGGTAATACTAAAGGTTTTGGAGCAGCAAGCCCTATGCCAAAACCTAAACCTCCTGCTCCTCCAACATCAGATGCTGTTAGTCAAGCAGTAAGGAATCTTGGTAGAACTTCAACACCACCTACTGTATCTAAGGTTGATAGAGTTATTGGTGCTGTTAAAAAATCTGCTTTACCAGTTGGAGTTGCTGGTGGTATTGGATTGGCACTTGGTGGTGGTGAAGGTCCTAAAAAATCTGAAGATCCCCGTAGACCTGATGGTTCTCTGCCACCATATACTCCACCAAGACCTTCTGCAGATCCAGAACCAGAAGTAAAATCTGAACCAAAGGTAGAACCACCAAAAGAAAAACCTACAAGATCTGCTTCTGAACTTTCTTCTGCTGCTAAGGATTTTGATAGAGCATTTGCTGCTGCTCGTAAGGAAGGTAAGAAAGAGTTCACCTGGCGCGGAAAGCAATATAATACTAAATACAAGGGAGAATAATTTTTCATATTACGATGGAAGCAAAAGACGTACAATCCTTACAGGAGGCTTATGCTTCCATGTATACCACTTCTGAGGAATCTCAGACTGAAGTAATTTCGGAAACTGTGGTTAGAACTGGTCCTGATGGTAAACCAGTTTTTCCGCATAATGAGGGTGGACCTACAGAAGTTGAAGTACGCAGGGGTATGAGAGCAGATAAGAAACCTGCACCTTCTACAAGAGCACCTAAGAAACCTTCATCTGCTCCTATGAGAGAAGAAAAAATTGATGAGGGTATCATGGGTGCTCTCAAGAAAGTTGGCAAGGCAGTTCTTGGACCTGCTGATCAATCCCCTGAGGCAGAAGCAGCAAGAATGGGTAAGCGTAGGGGACCTGGTACTCCCAATAAGGCTCCTATGAAAGGAGATACTCCTGGTACTCCTATGAAAAAGGCAGATACTCCCAATAATTCTGGGGGATCTGGTGGTACTGCGAAAGGGGCACCTGCTCCTAATATGAAGGAAGATGCAGATGTCTTTGATATTGTCAAAGATTATCTGATGACTGAGCATGATGCAACCGAAGAGGAAGCATTGAAAGTCATGCTTGAACTCACTGATGAGGAGAGAACTTCTATTGTTGAAGGTATTATTGGTCAAACCGCAGATAATATTGCCAGAACTGTTGGAACAGCAATTGGAACTGGTGAACGAGTGGTAAGAGAATTGCCAGGATATCTCAAACAAAAAGCAAAAAATGTAAAGAGTACATTTGATAGTGCTAGAGAAAGAGCATCTTCAAATAATCCAGATGTGCGTTCAGGACGCATGGTGTCGAATAAACCTGCCAAAGAAACTTCTCCTGCCAACAAAAAAACTCCTTACGCTAAACCTTATGAGAAAGGCGGACCTCGCCTTCCTGGTAGAGATATGTGATCCACTTTTAAAACTGGTACATAGGAGGGTCGCAAGACCCTCCTTTTTTTGTATAATAGGTCCATACGCAACTAAGCAATGGCAGTTTCTCACGAAATCAAATCTCAACTTGCTAAACTCCTAGCAACTGAAGACCTGGTAGTTGAGCACAAGAGAGTGGAGACTGCCTGCTTTAATGTTCATACTCGGGTGCTGACCCTGCCAATGTGGGAACAAGCAAGTGGACGAGTATATGACATGCTTGTAAGTCACGAGGTGGGTCATGCTCTCTATACTCCTGATAGTGATTGGTTCAAAGATCGAAAAATTCCACCACAGTTTGTAAACGTGGTGGAAGATGTCCGCATTGAAAAATTGATGAAGCGTCGTTATGCGGGTGTTTCTAAGACTTTTTATCGTGGATATCAAGAACTTTCTGAAGAAGATTTCTTTCAGATTGCTGATGAAAATTTGAATACGATGAACCTTGCTGACAAGGCAAATCTTCATTTCAAGATTGGTAACTTTGTTGATATTGATTTCAGTTCTGAAGAAAGTGTTCTGATTGCTAAGATTGCTAATACGGAAACATTTGATGATGTTCTAGATGTTGCTGAGGAACTCTACAACTTTTGTAAGAAGCAACAGGAGATGAAGACCAAGACTGATGATCTTCAAGTTCGGGGTGGTCAAGAAGGTGGTGAAGATCAATCTGAAGTTAATAATGATCAGGATCCTGGTATTGAGAATCCAACTAATGATGCACCCCAAGAAGAGTCTGATGAGTTTGGTTCAGAAGAACCTGAAGAAGGTGAATCTTATGGTGGAACTGAGAATGATGAACCCGAAGTTTCTACTATGAATAGTTTGGAAGATGCTATTAAGGAACTTGCTCACAGTGATGGTATTGAGAATGTTTATATTGAAATTCCTGAGATTGATTTGAATAAGATTATTGTTAGTAACTCTGAGGTTAATTCTCGTTTCAAAGAATGGGATGATTGGATGGAAGAGAATGAAATTACTGAAGAACAAATTTTTGGTAACGTTGACAAGGAGTTTCTGAAGTTCAAGAAATCTGCTCAGAAGGAAGTTAACTATTTGGTGAAAGAGTTTGAGTGTAAGAAAGCGGCAGATTCTTATGCTCGTGCTACGACTGCCCGTACTGGTGTTCTTGATTGCTCTAAACTTCACACTTACAAGTACAATGAAGATCTTTTCAAGAAAGTAACCACTCTTGCTGATGGTAAGAATCATGGTCTTGTATTTGTTCTTGACTGGAGTGGATCAATGTGTGATGTGATGCTTGATACTATGAAGCAACTCTTCAATCTTATGTGGTTCTGTAAAAAAGTCTCTATTCCTTTTGAAGTATATGCTTTCACTAATGATTATCCTCTCGTTACTTATAATGAAGATGGTTCTCAACAAGTTCGTGATCTTCCTTACAAAAAACGTGAGGGTCTATTTTATGTTGCCGAATGGTTTAGTATGATGAATATTTTCACAAGTAAAATCAAAATCAAAGAACTGGAAAAGCAAATGAAAAACTTTTTCCGTTTGGCAGCATCTTATCGTCGTTATGGATATCTTGCTGTTCCCACTGGATTGAGTCTTTCTGGAACTCCCTTGAATGAAGCAATGCTTGCACTGCATCAAATTCTTCCTAAGTTCAAGCAAGAAAACAAATTGCAAAAAGTTCAATGTGTTGTGATGAGTGATGGTGAAGCATCTTATCTAAAATACCATCGTGAAATTCAACGTCGTTGGGAAAGTGAACCATTTATTGGGACTGCTAGTATTGGACCCAATGCTTTCCTTCGCGATCGGAAGACAGGAAATACTTATTCACTTAACTGTGAGTGGTATGAACTTACTGATATTCTTCTTCGCAATCTTCGTGATAAGTTTGCCGATGTTAACTTCATTGGAATTCGTGTTCTTGAATCACGCGATGCCAATAGTTTTATTCGTCGCTATTATGGGTGGTCTGATGAATTTGAAAAAATTCAAAAAGTTTGGAAAAAAGAGAGGGCATTTGCAATTCGCAAATCTGGATATCATACTTACTTTGGTCTTTCTGGTAACACACTATCAAGTAATTCTGAGTTTGATGTTGATGAAGGTGCAACTAAATCAAAAATTAAGTCTGCTTTTGCTAAGAGTTTGAAAAGTAAGAAAATGAATAAGAAAGTATTGAGTGAATTTATCGAACTAATTGCATGAATAAATAAATTTATAGAAAAGTGTCTAACGATGAAACCTTCCCCAAAGCAACTAAAAGAGACAAAAGAAATTTATGAAAAGGTCGTAACACACCTCATTGAGGAAGGTTACGCTACCGATGTAGAATCTGCTGATTCTATCATCAGTGGGATGAGTGATCAGTGGTTTGAACTGATTAGAGAGAATTGATAATGAAAAGACTGAATTCTAAAGAGTTGCAGTCTTTTGCAGAATCACTTAACACAATCTCTGAAAAGACTAAACCAGAAGATATTAATATTAATATGCTGGACATGTTGGGTCCACTTATGAAAAGTGGATTTAGTGGTGGAACTGCTGGTCTTAGGGACGCTCTTCGCAAGAAGATGATTGAGAAGGGTGGTGATCCTGCAGAAGTTGATGCATATATTAAAAAGATGCAGCAAAATAAAACTGCTCCCGAAGCATCTTCTGACGCTGAAACTAAAACTGAACCCGAAACTAAAACTGAACCCGAAACTAAAACTAAACCAGATCCTTATCAATCAAGACCATCTTCTACCAAATCTGATTTTGAAGATAGACAAGCTCAGGTAATCAGGGCTCAACAGAGAGACACATCTGCTACTCAACGTCAAGTTGATAAAGACAATCAGAGATACGGAAACACCGTTCCTGCAGGATCATTCAATATTTCTCCTAAGGGTTCTGATCGTAGGAATGAGGTTGAAGCGCAGATTAAGCGTGATAACGCTGCAAGAACGGATGATCAGCGTGTTCTACCAAAACTTACTGACCAACAGAAGGTTAGAGCAGAGTATGACCGTTTGAGATATTCTAAAGATCCAAAGGAACGTGCTCAAGCTGTTACATATGGCAGGCAAATGGCAGCAGCAGGTGCTGCTAAAAAGAACTTTTCTGGATATAAGTCTGCTGCTGATGCTAAGAAGAATCTTCCTGCACCAGCACAGAGAACTTCTATTGCTGATAGGTTGAAAGCAATTCGTGATATGAGAGCATCATCACAATCTCGTATTACTGCACAGGGTGGTAAACCCGCAACTCCTGCTGTTCAACCTAAAACACAACCTGCTGGTAATATAGTAAAATCGGGTAGTGGTGCAACTCTTTCTAACGCACCTAAGAATGATCTTGCTAAAGGATCGACTCCTATAGTAGTCAATCGCGGAACTACTGAAAAGACATCATACGCCTATAATAAACCCGTAACTCCAAATCAAAAGTCTTCTATTCAACAAAAAGTTGATAATGTGAGAAAACCAGTACAAACGGGCGATAAACCTGTTGTTAAGGTAAATCCAAATACTTCTGAAATGGAGTTGAAGCAGAAGAGAAGTAAAGATGCTACTGATAAGATCAAGAGTTCTCTTGATATGTCTTAATTAATAAATAATAGAAAACTACTGATAGAACAATGAGCAGATTCGGAGATTTACTTAGAGGCGGAGCACCCGCTCCAAAGGTTGAGGCAGCACCTGCTCCTGAACCTATTGTAGAAGAAGTACTTGTTACTCCTGAAGAAGAAGTTCTTACTGAGGCAAGTCCTTTGGAAGAAATGAATAAGAAGGAATTGGAAGATTATGGTAGAACTTTAGGTATTGAACTTGATAGACGCCATAAGAAAGAGGACCTGATTGAGGAACTCAGAGAAGCAGAAGGTGAGTGAACCACTTACATAACTGTCACAGGGGGCACTCCAAAGTGCCCTCTTTTTTTGTATAATTACTTCAGTTCAAACAAACAACCCAATGGGACTGTCTAAGAGCAGCATTATTGAATCACTCCAAGAAAACTACGGTGAATGTATTACTACCGCAGATATCCGTGCTTGGTGTGCGATGAACGACTGCAACTATCAGACCATTACTAACAAACTCTCTGATTATAAAGTTGGGCGTGGTAAGTGGAACCTGACTGTACAAGAGAAACTCGAACAAACTTATCAGGCACCTCCTGCGTTGCCTGCTGTTGAACAAAACCTTATTCCTCAGAAAGATGATTCCTTCGTCAAGTTTGGCAATTTTGGTGACATTAAAAAAATTATTGAGTCCCGTGTCTTCTACCCTACGTTTATCACGGGTCTCTCGGGCAATGGTAAAACGTTCTCT